CTAACACAACTAACTAACCACAACTTAAAAGAAATTGGATTTGAATTAGATTCTCACTTATACGGAGAATGTCCTATTAATTATAACTATATGAATAAAACGGAATTAGTTGGAAGTATTTATAATACATTGTTAGAGGAAGGATGTGAGGATGAAACTACAATGATTGATTTCTTATTAGAATTAGTAAAAGAAGATAAAATAACACTTACAAATCATTAATACTTTAAACGAATCAAAAACAAAAAAGAACCTGCAATGAAAGTTGTGGGTTTTTTTATTTTATATACCAACATATCTAAAACCAATAAAAGTCTCTTAAAACGACTAAAAACAGTATTTAAGAGGGAAACAATGTTACACAAAAAATGAGTTTTTGTTTCGTATAATTGCAAAAAATTATATAGTGGGAATACTCAATTCAATCCAAAACATTTTTTCAGGAAAACCAAAAAAGGAAACAAGAAGCATAAATTACACTATGCCGTTTGGTCCAGCTCAAACAGTATCGCCTGAAACAGCTTTAACATTTTCAGCCGTATGGGCTGCAATGAGATTACTTTCTGAAAGTATTTCAACTTTACCAGTTGGAGTATTTAGTAGACAACCTAATGGAGATAATTTAGAAGTAAATTCTGAACTTTCATTTCTTATAAAATACCAACCAAACTCATATCAAAACAAAATTACTTTTTACGAAAAGATAATTATGGACATGCTTTCAGATGGGAACTCTTATGTTCAAATTGTGAGAAATAGAAATGGAAGGATCTTGGAATTGTTGCCATTGAATTATGGAGATGTGAATACTTACGTTTTAGATAACAGACTATTTTATGAAGATGAGAAATCAGGAATGACTCATGACTCAGATAACATTCTTCACTTTAAAATGATAACTGGTCCTGATGGAATAACAGGACTTTCTCCAATTGAACAATGTAAAAACGCTATTGGGTGGGGTATGAGTGTTCAGGAATATTCCAGCACATTTTTCAAGAACGGAGGTAAACTCTCGGGAATATTGGAATCTGATAGGGCTTTAAGTGAACAAGCGATTGATAGATTAAGAAATTCATTTAATAAAAACTACGGAACATTAGCAGGCTCAAATCAAACAGCTGTATTGGAAGAGGGATTAAAATATAAAAGTATTAGTGTTACTCCAGACCAGGCCCAGTTCTTGGCGAGCAGGCAGTTTTCTGTGGAAGAGGTGGCTCGTATCTTCGGACTTCCTCCACACTTATTAAGAGATTTATCAAAGTCAAGTTTCAACAATATTGAAATGCAATCACAGGAATTTGTTTCTTATTCTTTAATGCCTTATATCTCAAAGATAGAATTGGAAATGAGTCTTAAATTGTTTAGAAGAAATTTAGTTGGAAGAGATTATGTTAAGTTCAATGTAAACGGATTGCTTAGAGGGAACGTAAAAGATAGAGCTGATTATTACAAAACAGCAGTAACAAATGGTTGGATGACCATTAATGAGGTTAGGATGAAAGAGGATCTTAACAGAATAGAATTTGGGGACGAAAATTATCTTCAAATGAACATGACTACGTTAGACAAAATAGGAGAGGAAGATGCCAGCTGAGGAATGTAACAACGGAATGTGGAAGTGGGGAGAAACTGGAGAATGCAAATACGAAACTCAAGAAGAAGCAGAGGAAGATAATGAAGATTACTATGAAGAGGAAAAAATAAAACAAATAAACATTTGGGACAAAAAATATAACAATACAATTATGGAAAAAAGAATATTTAACATTGAAAACAGATTTGAAACAAAAGAAGATGGTCAAGAAGTAGTTGTTGGCTATGGTTCAATTTGGAACTCACGTTCTGAAAACTTAGGAGGATTCTATGAGTTCATCTCTCCAAGTGCAATAACAGAAGAAACTATTGCAAAATCAGACGTGAGAGCTTTAATTAATCATGATCCATCCCTCATCTTGGCCCGTTCAACTGCTGGAAACTTAAAGTTGTCTGTTGATGATAAAGGTTTGAGATATGAATTTTCTATTCCTGAAACTTCTTATGGTAAAGACTTAGCAATAAACATGAAGAATGGAAACATCAATCAATCTTCATTTGCTTTTACAATAGCTGAGAATGGAGATGAATGGAGCACTGATGAAGAGGGCAATGATATAAGAACAATAACATCCATTGATAGACTTTTTGATGTGAGTCCTGTCACTTATCCTGCTTATTCTCAATCTGGAGCTGATTTGGTAGTTGCTCAAAGAGGTTTAGCAATGTATAAAGAAAAACAAGAAATAAAAGAAGAGGAAAACGATTTGGTTGCGCGTTCGTTGGCGAAACTAAAAATTGAATTGATAAAACGAACAAAATAATAATAATAAAAATTTTTAAAAATGAAATCAAGTATTGAATTGAAAGAATTGAGAAATGATATTATTTCAGAATTAGAAGTTATCAAATTAACTGCAACAGCAGAAGAAAGAGATTTAACTACTGAGGAGAATAATGACATGGATTCACTTCTTAAAAAAGCAGATGACTTATCTGTTAAAATTGAAAGAGCTGAGAAAGTTGAAACTGAGATTAGAAATAATGCAAAGTTTTCAGGAACTCCAGTTCAAAAAGTAAACACTGACAAAGCAACAAGAGGATGGTCTTTATTTAAGGCTGTGAGTGAAATCAGAAATGGTGGACAACTTACGGGATTAGAGTTGGAAATGCATCAGGAGGCAGAGGTAGAGAGTAGAAAATCTTTGCAAGGAATTGGTATTCCAACAATGATGAAAGAAGAAAGAGCAATTGACCAAACTAACTCTGCTATTGCACCAACATCAGTTGGAGCGTATGTTGATAGTTTACAAGCTTCTGGTCTTTATAACAGAGTAGGTCTTAACGATCTAGGAACTGTTGCTGCAGATACTGTTCTTCCTATCGCTGGAGGATCAACTGTTGCTTGGGGTGCTGAAGTTGCTGCTGCTTCTGATGGTGGTGCAAACTTTGGAAAAGTTACTTTAACTCCAAAAAGAGTAACAGGTTATGCTGACATCTCTAATGTTATCTTAGCTCAAAACGGACCAGCTGCTGAAGCTTCTGTGATGAGAGATATGGGAAGAAATATGGCAACGCAAATTGATGCTGCAATGTTTGCTTCTTCTAATGTTTCAAATGCTCCTGGTTGTATTGTTGGAACTACTGGAACTTTAACATTTACTGAAGCTACTTTTGGTTCAGGTTCTATTGCTTCTGATATGTTAGAAGCTATCCAAACTATCGCTGATGACCATGGATTAGATGGAAACTTATCTTTCGTTAATTCTTGGGAATTATATTCTGCTATAAAGAAAGAAGCTCAAGTTGCTTCAACATATCCTTTATATGTAGATGATAGATTGGCTGGATATCCAGGATACTTCTCTTCTGCTCCTGCTAAATCTGCTGGTGCGTCTGGAGATGGTATGTTTGGAGATTTTGGTAGAGTTTATTTTGCACAATTCGGACCATCTAACATTATAGTAGATCCTTATTCTGCTGCTACTACTAATGAAGTTAGATTGGTTATGAACAACCACTTTGACTGGGGTGTTGCTGATGGTGCATCTTTTGTTAAATTTACTACTTTAACAGCATAAGTTGATTAAATAATTAAGAAAGGGCTGGTTTTAGATAGCCAGTCCTTTTTTTTAAAAAAATAAAAAAATGTATAGAAGTTTAAAAGTAAATACCTTAGCAACAAATCCATTGTTTACTACAGCTGAAGCAAAGGATTTCTTAAAAGTTGATACAACTGCAGATGATACTTTAATTGACAATTTGATTAAAGCAGCAACTCAATCTTGTGAGGAATATACTAATCAATACTTCATGGATACATTAGTAACACAATACAGTGATAATTGGATGGAAGTTTATAGACTATACAAAAGTCCAGTTTCATCACTTACTCATATAAAATATTATGATTCAAATGATTCTTTGCAAACATTAGCTGCTTCAAATTACATTTTGGATAACGCTTCAAAACCTGCAAGAATTGGATTGGCTGTTGATGGTGAACTTCCAACTTTAGCTGATAGAATAAACGCTGTAGAGGTAAAATATACAGTTGGTTATGGAACAGCTTCAACGGATGTTCCTGATGGTATTAAACAAGCTGTTTTATTAACCATTGGAAACTGGTATGAAAACAGACAAACAGTTATAACGGGAAGAACAGCAACAGAACTTCCTTTATCAAGTCAATATTTATTAAACCAATATAAAATTCAAGTATGTTAAGTATAGGGCAACTTGATAGAAGAATAAAGATTTTATCTCCAACTTATACAAGAAATAAATATGGAGAAGAAACAAAAGTTTATGCTACTCTTTACACGTTATGGGCAAAAGCAGACTGGGATAGTAGTAACAGAAAAGAAGAATCTCAAGAACAAGTGAACAGAACAGATCTTGTTTTTTATGTTAGAAATTTAGGTGTTGAGATTAAAACAACTTACAGAGTTGAATATAATAGTGAAACCTACATCATTCATGGGATTAAACAAATAGATGGAAGAGAACAATTTTTGGAATTAGAAACACGAATAAAGGATAATCAATAATGAGTGGAGTAACAGTAGAAATAAAGGGGTTACAAGAGATTGATAGAATGTTTCAACAACTTCCAAAACAAGTAAATCAAGATGCTGTTTGGGCAAAGTTTTGGAGGTTAAATTCAAAACCATTAATAAAGGCAGCAAAGCAAAACGCTCCTGTTGCAGATAAAGATATTGTTTATCCAGCAGATCCATCTTTAAAAATAAAGAAAGGAACCTTAAGGGATTCAATCATATTCTACAGAACAAAAGCTTCAAAAAAATATTATGGTGGTTATGTAGGCCCTAGAGTTAAAGGAAAATATAAAAAAAATAAAGGGGGATATTTTGGAGCTTTCGTTGAATACGGGCACAAATCAGGACATAAGGGAAATACAAAAGCATTTCCTTTTATGGAAAAAGCTTGGGGACAAGCACATGGAATAGTTTTAACCAACGGAATGAAAGATTCTGAAAAAATATTTACAAAGGTTTTAAAAAGCCATGAGAAAAGATTACAAAAATACGGAACATTCGGATATTAAATGGACATAGGAAAAGCAATATATAAAATATTAAGTGATAACATAGCAGTGTCATCAATGGTAGGAACAAGGATTGCTCCAAATGTAATGAAGCAAACTTCAGCATTTCCTTTTATTGTCTATGATGTTTCATCTGATGAACCAGAGGGACAAAAAGATTCTGTTGCTTTATTAGAT